GACAAAAGACGAGTGGATGCAGGAAGCGCAACAAGATGCCATTGCAATCTGGAACACGAGGTTTAACGCAGAAATAACCGGCTTGTCCGGTTGATTGCCCGGTTATCGGGCTGGAACAGAAATAGGAAATAAATGATGACAACAGTAAATTTCGTCAGTGAAATGAGTAGCGGCATGAGCATCAGCGTGGGCATGGAAGTCGAGAATGACAACGTGCGGTTTTTCGTCGGCGCGATCAACGACAGTCACAACCTTTGCAGCATTGACAAGACAAAAACGTGGACGGTGAAGACCACGACTGACCCAATGCGCAAGTGCATGGAGCAGGGAAACTACGCAGTCAATGCTGCGTTGCTGCGAGTTGTGCCAGATAACGCTGAAATAAGCTGTGCAAAGCATCCGACTGTTATGTGACTTGACACTCATGCCATACAAAGACAAAGCAAAAAAAGCAACGAATGGGAAAGCCTACTACGCAGCCAACAAAGAGCGTATAGACGCACGAAACGCCGCGTATAGGGACGCGCATCTTGACGAGGAACGGCAGCGACAGCTTGCATGGCGAAGTGAGAACAGAGCCCGAAGCAACGCAATAAAGGCGAAGTACAAGGCCGCAAACCCTGACAAGGTGGTAGCGCAAGCCAAGAAAGAACGCGACAAGCTGACAGACGGGTATGTGAGAAAGAAGATCGCGCAGGTGTACGCAATACCTGCGGCGCAGATACCGGAGCCGCTGGTCGGTGCGCACCGCGAATTATTGAAACTCAAACGGGAGATTTGGAAATGCAGAACTGTGACGAACTAAGGGCAGAACTGGCCTTGACTTTTGCGAAGCTAAAGGCTGGAGAGATTAAGCCTAGCGAAGCCGCCGAACTGGCGAACCTTGCCGGGAAGATGATCGGCAGCGCGAAGGTGCAGGTTGAATACTACGTGTTGCGCAAAGAGTCGCCACGCATCAACTTCTTGGAAGCCACGCCTTGCCTCGATAGGCTAGGGAGCGCGGAATGACCCGCCAATGCTCATCATGTGGCGGTTTCTGCAAGAAGTCTGGGTGCGAACGTGAAAACGTCCCAATCATCACCAGTTCGGACGTGATTGCTGGCCTTCAAATGGCATTGTCGCAAGCCGAAGCCATGATTGAGCGCCAGCAACATGTAATGCAGCGTGCAATGGCCGCATGGGACTGCACGACGCACCAGAAAAACGGCGATGGTCGGCTGTGGCAGTGCATGGAAGAATTAAGGCATGAGTCGAGCAGACCAGCGTAGGTTCAACTTATGCAATGCCAGAAAACGGCGTATTGTTATAATTCCCATAAATCGGCATAAATGGGAAATATATGACAGCACCAACAGGCCGCCCACGCGGTAGACCCCGGCAATCAATCGTTAAAACGGATGGCTACCTGAACGCATTTTCAGGCACCGGGTCTAGCGCAGACCGCACCACGCGCACCCGCAAATCATTCGCCCTCCAAGTAGACCAAATAACAGCAGCCAATATCTACTCTGGTGGTGGATTGGGCCGCCGCATTGTTGACCTACCGGCAATGGAAATGACCCGCGCCGGGGTTGACTTTGAGGAAATGGACGAAAAGCTAGAGGATGCGGTAATTGCCAAGTTTGACGATTTGGCCGTAATGCACCACATGGCCGATGCGCTGCGATGGGCTGATGTATTCGGCGGCTCGATCATCGTTATGGGCATCAATGACGGATTGCAGCTAGACCAGCCGCTGAATGAGTCCGGTATCAAATCGGTTGAGTTCCTGCGGGTTTATGACCGTTACCAAACCAGCGTAAACCGTCGATATGCAGACCCGATGAATCCTGGGTATGGGAATGTGGAACTTTATTTAGTCTCGCCGCACACGGGTGGAGCGCCTTACCTTGTCCACGAATCCCGCATTTTGCGCATTGATGGAGACACACTACCAGATATGCAACGCCAGCAGAATGACGGATGGGGCGCGTCTATCTATCAGGCTTGCCAAGATGAGTTAATGCGCGTTGCCACATCTCACCAGTGGGCAAACAGTCTTTTGGAGCGGGCACAGCAAGCGGTTCACTCGATTCCCGAGCTGGCAAACATCCTGCGCCAAGCTGGTGGAGAGGATAGTATCCGCAAGCGGGTTGACGTAGTGGACATGGTGCGAGGCATCCTGAACACCATCGTAATCGACGGTCAGGAAAGCTACGAGCTAAAAAGCACCAGCTTTTCACAGATCCCCGAGTTAATGGACAGGTTTGCGGAGGCTCTGAGCGCAGTAACTGGTATCCCGATGTACCTGCTTATTGGCCGCTCCCCTGGTGGACTATCGGCTACAGGTGGGGCCAATGAAGAAGCATGGCTGGCAAAGATCGGGGCCAAGCAAAACGACAAGATGCGCAGCCCTCTAAATCGGTTTGTGCAGATTCTGCTTTTGAGCATGACAGGCGACACTGGCGGCGATTGGGAGCTATGCTTTAACCCGCTCAAGGTGCCTAGCGAGAAAGAGAAGGCCGAAGTTGAAAAGCTGGAAGCCGAAACTAAAAAGGTTGAGGCAGATACAGCCGTTGCCCTTATCGGAATTGGGGCACTAGACCCCCGCGAAGTCCGGGCAAAGATTGCGGAACAGTACGAAATCACTAATCCGAACGTGTTGCCTGATCCACCAGAACCAGACGATGAGGCTATCCTGAATGGCAACGTCCAAGCGTAAGTGGCTCCACCCTGACACGCAGGAGCGCGAGTATCAGCGGGCTTTGCTGGCCTATGAAAAAGGCTATTCAAGCGAGACTGAGGCGCAGCTAAAGAAACTTGCAATGAAGCTGGACGGGTTCAATGAAGACCTGAATAACATCCTGCTATATCTCGCAGCCTTTGCCGATGCTTTGGCTCAGCCGGTTATCGCAAGCCTGCCAGGTAGGTTTCTGGCTGTGTCTACGTTCAATAAAAAGCAGTGGGTTTTGCAGGTAAAAGCCGCAACAGGCGTAGACCTAAATCAACCAAATATCCCCGACTTCCAAAAGAAGTTCGGTCTAGGCGTGAACGTGTGGCAGTCAGAGCCGTGGCTTATTCCGATGCGGGATAACTGGGTGGCCGCAAACGTTTCATTAGTGAAAAATATGCCTCAGCAGTATCTGACACAAGTTGAAGCTGCTGTTCGTGCAGGGGTTGCGCAGGGTGTTGGCGTGCGCGGGCTTGCGCAGCAACTCGAGAAAATTCAGGGCATTGATGCGCGTCGAGCCAAATTGATAGCAACGGACCAAATAGGGAAGGCGAATGCAGCCCTGACTCAGCATCGGCAGCAAGATTTGGGGATTGAGACTTACGAGTGGTCATCGTCCAACGACTCCAGAGTTAGGCCCACGCATGCGGAGGCAGAGGGAAAGATATTCCGATGGGATAAGCCGCCACAGTCTACTGGCGGGCATCCGGGGTATCCTGTGCGGTGTCGGTGTACGGCGCTTGCGGTGTTTCCTGATTAGTGACGACACCATAATGAAGCCGTTTCACGCTCAATAGCTTCTTTTCTAGTCTTGTCAATCTCATCACTAATTTCAATATACAAAGGCTCCGGGATTTCCATCCAATGAGTTTCAAGCGGCGAATTCCAGACAATTCCGGCATAAAACTTACCTTCCACCTTTGTCAGTTCTATTGGCCCAAAGTACCTTTTTACGGATTTAACGTCTGAATCATTAATGTTCATTTCTCGCGCTCCAAAAGCATAGCATCGGCAAATTCAAACGCCGACTCTGTAATGTCTTTAACCCATTCCGCGCCAGAGTTATGCAATGCTGCATCGCCCATCTCTCGATTTGAAAGAAGCCCCTGCATTGCAGCAATAGCTATTGCATCGCGCAGTGTCATTCCGCCTTCGCCGTGGTTTATTTCTCCATTTGGGTAGGTATACGCAGGGAATGGATAAGCTGGCCCGCCTGTGGGTTTGTTGGTCATTTTTGGCACTCCTTTATTGATTAACTGCATTATTAGCGCACTACAAACACAGCACAATAAGGGTTTCCACTAGTTGACATTGACAGCGTAAATCATGCCGTTTTGACGATAGTTTTTTACTATGTATAATTCGCTGCATGAACGTACAGCGTTATGACTTCGTAGAACTGCAAGCCCGGATTGATGCCGATGGGTTTTTGCACGATACCCCTATTGTGGGCCGTGTAGGGATTCAGGAGTACCGCCGCGCCGATGGGTCTATCCAGCGTGAGTTGCGCTTGCCAGAGGAAGTATTCCACCCTGACGCACTGGCAAGTGCCAAGGGCAAACCAATTAGCGTAGACCATGCTGACGGCAAGGTAACGAAGAAAAACGCGCACCGGGTCACGATTGGCACGATGTTGGACGCATTGAAGCAGGATGGCGATAACGTCCGGGCCGATATTGTTATCCATAGCCCCGATTCGATTGGTGATCGCCGCCAGTTGTCGCTGGGGTACACCGCAAAGCTGGACGAAACCCCCGGAGATCATCCTGTTTATGGCCGTTACGACTCTATCCAGCGTGACATTACCGTCAACCATTTATCAGTTGTCAAAAGCGCAAGAGCTGGCCCAGTAGCCCGCCTGAACCTCGATGGCAACGAAGATTTTTCAACCCCGCAGGAGCATGCACCCATGACCGTCAAAGTCAAACTAGACAGCGGTATTGAGTACGACGCAGTGCCGGAAGTGGCCGCAGAGCTTGCAAAGCTCCGTGCGGACGCTGCCAACACAGCCGACCAACTCAAGACCATTCCACAATTGCAAGCCAAGGTAGACGCTCTCGAAGCTGAAACCAAAGACCTGCCCGCCAAGCTGGAAGCCGCCCGCGCTGAAGGTAAAGCACAAGCCGAAACCCGCGCAAAGCTGGATTCTGTGGCTACTGGTTTCAAAATCGACACTGCTGGCAAGTCTGACCGTGAAGTGAAAGAGGCTGTGATTCTGGCAGTGCGTAAAGACGCGAAGCTGGAAGGAAAAACCGCTGAATACATCGACGCTGCCTTTGATTTGGCCGTTGAATTCAAGGGCGATGTGGCTATGGCTAACCAGCGCCAAGCAGCCAAGCACAATGATGGCGGCGCAGCTAAGGGCGAAACGTCCGATTCCAAGCGCGCGGCCATGATCGCAAACATGACTAAAAAGGTGTAACCATGAGCCAAACATCCGTTTCTCTGTATCAAGCCGCTGCCTTCAAGGGCATGTTGGCTGACCTTACCACTAACAACGCTGTTATGTCGTATGCAGCCGAAGCCGCTGTGCCTTTCTCGATCCCGGTGATGCTGGGTACAGACAAGGAAAAAGAGGTTTTGACCGCAACCACAGCCGCCGCCGCGATTGGTTTCGCTCTGGCATCTCACGCCGTTGAGCAGTCTAGCGCAGGCGTTGCACAGTGGGGCGCAACCGATACCGTTCCCGTCCTGAAAACGGGCCGCGTGTGGGTTGAAACCACTGACGCTGTGGTGGCTGGGTCTGTAGCCAATATGACCGTTGCAACTGGCAAGCTGACAGACGCTGCCGTAGCTGCTGGCATTGAAGCCTTCACCCAGTTTTCCGCACGTTTCATCACAAGCACCTCGGGCGCAGGCCTGGCAATCGTGGAGATCAAATAATGACTACTGAAAACATGCACTTCGACCAACAAGATGCGGATTATTACAAGTCCGTAACCCGTTGCGACGCGAACGAGTCCATCTTTTTCGCCCGTCAATTGGAACACGTTAAGTCTCAGACTTACGACATCAAGTACCCGAATCTGTCGGCCTTGAACCTGTTCCCTATTGACACCTCCGCAGGCCCTGGCGCTAAGACGATCACGTACCGCCAGTACGATACCGTGGGCATGGCGAAAGTGATCGCAAATTATTCCTCAGATTTGCCCCGCGCTGACGTTGTTGCCAAAGAGTTCACCAGTAACATCCGTGGTATTGGTGATTCGTATGGCTACGATGTTCAAGAGATCCGCTACGCAAGCATGACTGGGACTTCCTTGGAGTCTCGCAAGGCATCCGCAGCCCGCCGCGCCCATGATCAAAAGATCAACGCGCTGGCATGGGCTGGTGATGCTGACCACGGCCTGCCCGGTTTTCTGACCAATGCAAATATCCCCGGCTACACCGTGACTGCTGATGGTGCTGGTGGCGGTGGGTCTAGCAAGTTGTTTGCCAACAAAACAGCCGACCAGATCATCCGCGATGTGAACGGCATCATCAACCAAGTGCTTACCCAGTCCAAGGGTGTGCATTCGGCTAATGAAGTATGGATGCCCATTGCTCAATACGCTTATATCAGCTCGTTGCCTCGCAGCACCGGCTCTGATCAAACCGTGTTGCAATTCCTGCAAGCCAACAACCCCGGCGTGACTTTCAAGCGCGTTTTGGAGTTGGACAACGCTATGTCGTCCGGCACGTTGGATACCATGGTTGCGATTGAAAACAGCATCGAGAATATTCAACTGAATATCCCCATGCCTTTCATGCAGCACGCGCCACAGCAAAAGGGACTGGCGTTTGAAGTCCCTTGTGAGTCGCGCTTTGGTGGAGTTACTATAACTTTCCCGCTTGCGGTTGCGCTGGCCGATTCGATTTAATCGCAAAAACGCAAAAAAAGGGGGCTTCGGCTCCCTTTTTTCATGGCCGCGCTATATTTCGCAATAGGTATAAACCCTAGTACAATTCATCATCACTTTCAGGAGCCTAAATGCAAGTCGAAAACACATCCCTGCGCCTGTGGACAGTCCGCGACATTACGTGTATCCCGGGTCAAAAGACAGAAATCCCCGATGAATACGCCGCTGATATCGTTGGCCACCAAGATTTGAAAGTGGTCAAGGCCAAAGATGAGCCAGAAAAAGCAAAACCAGGACGGCCTGCGAAAAACAAAGAATCCGAGGAGTAATCCATGCAAGCCAAATCAACCTCCGGGGATGTGGACATTTACGCATTGGGCAGCTCGCGCACGGGCACGGCCTACGATAGCGCAGTAGCCACAAACACAAGCAACACCAGCGCGATTACAGGAACTTTCCGGGCCATTACTATCATCAACGACGCTGTTTTCAGCTTGTTGACGGACACGGGCTCTACTGGTGCGTTGACTGGCCTGACAATTCCCGCTGGTGTGACGCTGTTCGGTAATTTCACCGCTTACACCCTGACTAGCGGCGCTGTGCGGGCATATTCGGCATGATCCTCGCGCCTGTGTTGTCGATATTGGCGCAGTCTATGCGGGTGGGTGGTGGCCTAGTGCCTCTTAGATTCGCCACGCCATCGAACTACTGGCCTGATATTTCCCCTACGGCTGCAACTGCACTTGAGACAAATGTTAGGCTACGCATAGCCTTTAGGATTGGGTAAGCACTT